CAAGCGCATTGTCTATCACATTTTGTTTTGAAATAATCGCATTTGCCATCCGTGCATCCAGGCTATCGGATAATACGATATGCTGCACCAGTACCGTTTCGGTTTGACCAATACGATGAGCGCGATCCTCCATTTGCGAGATATTCCCCGGCACCCAGTCTAATTCGGCAAACACTACATGCGAGGAAGCTGTCAGGGTGATCCCAACTCCTGCGGCAGTGATCGAGCCGATAAACACGCGCACCTTCGGATCGTTTTGAAATGAGTCCACTGATGCAGTTCGTTCCTGTTCGCTATTTTCGCCAGTCAAAATAACCGGAAAGAACTCTGCCAGGCCATCCATAAGCGCGGCGGCTACATCGTGGTGGTGGATGGCGACAATAATTTTGTTGTCATTGTCATCCAGCGCGTTTGTAATATGCGCTATCACAGCGGGAACTTTTGCCATAGCAGTATCGTGGCGCAAGCGGGCCATTTCAGTAAAATCAACCTGCGACGCCTCTGTCAAGCGTGCAACTGCTGATTTATACGCATCCTCTGATTCCGCCTTGCTTAACTCAACAGATACGCGGAGATTTGACAGTCTCTCTTCGGACGCAGATTCATGAGTCTGTTCTGATTTTACCGCCCGTTTTGCGGCGGGAGTGTCGGCTTCCACCTCCACAATCTGACGGATTTTCCGTGGGAGTTCTGTGAGTACATCCTTTTTCAAACGGCGCACCATGATTGTTTCTCGTAATCGTTTTTGCAGTTCATCCAGATTTTGAGCACCTGAGAAGTCCCAACCGAAGCCATTTTTGTGTGCGCCGGCATAGCGTTTGGCAAACGAGAAAAACGAACCAAAACCATTATGTAAATCTTCTATGATGTTATAAAGTTCAATCGGCCTATTGACGATTGGTGTCCCGGTCAATCTGATTTTTCTGCGTGATGGTATTGATTTTACATTTTTAGAGCGCTGTGCCTTGCTGTTTTTGATGTAGTGACAATTATGGACTAATATTCCATTTGCAAAATAGTTGTTATTGTCCTCTACTTCGATATTGTAGACAAAACCGTCTGAGCACACCTGCTCAAATTCTGATCCACTTCCTCGTTCGTAAATCTCAATACCGTCCACCCTAAATAATTCAAAATCTCCGTCTTTCGTTTGTCCAGAAAATTCCATTTTTTCAGTTTGTGAGTTTTGCCATCTACCTCTATGGCTAATTTGTGTTTCGGGCTGGCTATGTCCACCTTGTAGCAATTCGGAAGCGATTTGAATTTCTTGCTTGCTAAAGCCGTCTTGATTGGATATTCTAACCAATCCTCGCTCCATCCTAATGCGCTCAAAAGTTTCTTTTGTTGGCTCGTAATCGTTCCGTTTCCTCCCCGCGCCAAAAACGTACGCCCGGTCAGTGATTGTTTCATTTTTTCGCGCGCGTCGGCGTTGAGCATTGGATTGTTTTCTTTCATCCGCCTCGATGATTCTTTTGCCCACCCAGGACGTTCGTGATGAGCCCTTTTCAATCCGCTCGAAATTTTTTCTCGAAAAGTGCTGGGGTTCTTTTTGGCTGGATGGATAATGGTTCTTACTCTCCAAATTGCAGAACAATACGTACTGCAAAACCTGAGTCCAAAAACCCTTCGAATAAACTCCTTCCCGCATTCCTGACATGTCGCCGTGTACGTTTTGTGCACTTGTTTCTTGCCGTACGAGTTTCCCATATTGACGCATCTCCTCGAACAAAAACGTGCGGTATTCTTCCCCTTTGACGGGGTTGTAAATAACACTTCGCAACGCTCGCACAGTCTTTCCACAGATTTCCTTTGCCTTAACATAACCGCTCTCCTCTGTATAATATGGATGGTTGCCTGTGCTTACATTTCCAGCCACTTTGTATAAAATATTTGGTGCTGGTCGATGATTCACATACAAAATCTTTTTGTATTCCACCGCATTACTTGAAAAATTGAAGGACGCAACGCGCATACCAGGGTGTAAATCTTTTATTTGACATGAACCCTCGATGGTTTCGATTAGAGTATTTCCAACAAAACATTCATCTACAATCACCGCATCCCACTCATGCGCCTTGAGTTGTTCAGAAAATTTACCAGTCGCTTCATAGTTCAGAATGACAATATCTGAGGCGAGCCATGAATTGTTTACCACACCAATCGAAAGCGGGCGGGTAAGCCATTTTTCCAGTTCCCTTTTCCAGTTGAGCTTTAGGGATTTGGGGCAAACAATAACTACGCTGGCAATGGCTGGGTCTGCATTGATAATGCCGATTGTCTCTACGGTTTTACCGAGTCCCATTTCGTCGGCAATTAGAACATTTTGGCGATCAAGCGCATATCGTATACCGGCACGTTGGAAAGGCATGTAATCCAGCCCATCCGGTTTTGGAAGTTCGATTTCTGCGTTTACGGCACGCGACGCCTCTACCGATGCGGCGCGCTCCTGTTTTGTTTCGGCGGTAAGTTCCTGCCACCAGCATATTTTCCATTCGCCGGAGCGTTCATCGCGCGAACAGGATACTCCCAATAATTTAAGAGCATCTTTGTTTGAGCGCCAGGACTCCCAAAAATCGGGGGTAGGCTCAGCGGTTCGCAACATGCGCGGACCGTTTTTTGTTTGAATTTCTTTGGCTGTTGACCATTGCAGGTCGGGTATTGCTATCATGATCTAATCTCCTATATAGTGGATGCTATATGTATTATGCCTGCTATCCTATCACGACTTGGCTGATTGTGTCAATAAAAAAACCAACCGAGATATAGGATCCCGGTTGGTAGTGACATTTCTGTCACTGCATCCAACAGGGATTATACAGGTGAAAGAAAAAATTTGCAACCCCCATTTCAATTCTTGCGAGAATCCATAAGATCATCCACCAGCTTCTTGGCATCCGGCAGGGTATAGGCGGGATACGTCAAATCATAGATCAATACAAGGATGCGCTCCTTGCTGGTCAGGATCAAGGTGTATCCCTTGTAAGTACCTATTTCGACGGCTTTTTCCTCGTCCGGGTCGGGACGTATGGGCTGGATCATATCTCCACCTTATTATTTTCCTCATCCTGCACCCAGGCCAAAAAACCCATAGCCGACTTGGAACGCGCCTCATCCCCTGCGTTCACAAGATTGGTCAATACGCCCAGGACAACCTTACCATCCCCGTCCACCCAAACGGCCTTAAACTTTTTCATTGGATACCTCCTCAACCGCATTCTCCGGGACAGAGTAACGGGGATCGAAACAGTCCATCAACTTCCCGGTCTTGCGGTCAATATATTTTTGGATGCCAAATACGTCATGGGCAAAGTTTCCATTGTCGGCATCCAATAACTCCTGCAATCGCAGTGGGCAACCATTCAGGTGACAGGCTGCGACATCCATTTCAAGAGTATCTTTCCTGGCGTGAATTTCCGTATCCTTTGTTAGTTCCCTGGCACGAACTGCTATCTTAAGGATCAATTCAAATTCGTGTTTCGACATATTCCAATTAATTGTAGCCATGTTTTATTCCTTTTCCTTTTTCAAATGTTCCAAAATAGCCGGATCCGCTTCCTCCAAAGGGCGAAGCTGTACGGATCGGGATCGATGGAAGGTGCGCCCTATCATCCCCATGCGCTGCATGTGCCTGTAATAATAAGACACCATTCCCGGCGTGGATGCCAGTCCCAACTTCACAATATCCAGCATGGAGGGGTTGTCCCCCCCATGCTGTTGCCTGTACTCTTCCACAGCCCGGTATATCGCAACGAGCCGGGCCAGGTCATAATAGGGGCGGGGAGTCTTTTTCTTATCGATCATCTTCAACCTCGGACTTCTCGCCCTGAATCAATTCCGCCTCGAACCATTGCAATTCATCCGGCTTATCCGGTTGGGCGGGATATTCCTTCAAGCCCCTGGCCGTCAAGGATTCCCGGATCATCTCCTCGGTGGTGATCCCGAACAGGTATTGTATGCGGGCGTTGTAACCAGGGACTCCGTTTGGATTTTCAGCCAGATAGAACGTGTGGACATAACTGGCTCCATCCTCCGTGCCGGCCTCGACCTTGCGGAGGGATATGGGATGGTGATACTTGATAATGTCCCCATCCAGCAGGGTGAACATGCCTTCCTTTGTGCCCATCGTCTTTACCCACACGGTACGGGTCTCGACATATTTCTCATCCGCATCGAGGGCCACGACTCCATAAGTCAATTCGTAGAGAGTGGCCGTCTTTCGAAATTCCGCCTGTGCCTCCTGGATAATCTTCTCATTGTGGGCATAGACAGCGAGGGCAGCCGCTTTGTATTCCCCCCACGCCTTGCGATAGGAGTCTTTCACTTTCTGATGAGCGGACTCCTCTTCGGCCGTCTTCTGTTTATCGGTCTTGATCTTATTGATCTCTTTCTGATATTCCTTGTATTCCTTATCCCACGACTCCATCATGCCAGGCGCGGTCTGGCATAGTTTTTCATAATGCAGGCGTGCCTTTTCCTCATCCTCGTTATAGTACGCATTGAATGGATACCCATCCTCGACGGTCAGTTTCCGGGCCGCCTCATACTCCACGAGAGAGTTATAGTGCTGATACTCATCCCTGGCGCGGGTCAACCACTCGTCTTTATTTTGGATGGTTGAGAAAATCCCATTTGAATTTAATACCTCGAAACGAAGGGATAGGAAGGGAACGCCCTCATTCGAACGAAAGTCCGCCCGCCAGCCGAAAGGCCTTTCTGCCACAATCTGGACCGGGCAAATATTCAATTCCCTTATCCCTTTCGGGGAGAGAGTCCACTCAAAAACCCCATTCCCTTTACTGTCCACGGATAACAACTCCCTTCCATAATCCAGAAGCCAGCCCAGGCCGTCCTTCCCGATTTCATCCCGCGCATCGTTGGCAATCGACTCCTGTGCCTGTGCTGTGCGTTGTTCCTTCGATGCGGTTTCTTCCTTCCGCGCCGCGTCCCTTTTTGATACCAATTCGTCTATAACGGTTATGTCAGTCATTTTATTCTCCTATTCCCTGCTCAATCCCTTTTTCAAAAGCCAGGTTTACCGCGTCTGTTTGATCAGACGCACTCACTGTATCGGTGAGCATATTGCCGCCTTTGGTGACGATAATGCACCATTGGGCTGCGCTGAATGGGGACGGCCAGACGGTGGCGGTGATCCCGTTTCTGGTCTCTGTGTGAGATTGTGGCATGTTATTCTCCTTTTTGAATATATACCCGCCCATCCCTCAGGGATAGGGTCAGGGGTGTTTCGTTCAACATCAACCCCTCGGTATTCCCTTGTTGTTTTGCAATACGGACTCCTTCCTCAATAACGGTTGTATCATCGTCCTTGAATGACATTTCAAAATACCCGGTAACGGGCGATCCATTCAACTCAGCCAGTTCCGGGATGACCAGGCGCATACGCGCCACACGTTGCAGGGGATGACCCTCGCCCTTCGAGTCTTTATAAATGGGCACATCCAGATCAACGCCTTTATTGGACATTCTCAGGCCGGCCAAAGTGAGGGAGCGGCCGCCCCGAATGTCAATCTCATGTGTATCCGGGTCCCTGTAATATTCCCACCGAAACGACCCATCCTCGACACGGACAGCCTTTGCGATCATGGCTCCTTTGCGGTAGCACTCCAAAGACGTGTGCAGGGACGCAGTGATGGAGGGGGATGGGAGTCGGACAGTGAGCCGGGCGAGTTCCTTTCCGAATTGTTTCGCCAGGGTAGGGTAGTTTCTGTTGGATACCATCACCCGAAAATGGTCAGAGCCATTCCTGTTGGACTCCAGCCCGTTCCCAAAGGAAATTACGCCCAATTTTTCAAAGGCGGCAGACTTCGGATGCTTGCTAAAATCCAATGGTTGTTTTTGGGGAAGATCCCGGCGGAGTCTTTCTACCCTGCGTATCTCAACGGGCGGGACGAAAATGTAATCCGATTGATGGACGAATCCAATCCCGTTCAGGCCAACATTGCCATGCGAGTAGGAACACATCAGGCTGACTATATCGGGCAGGATCTTACGCTTATCCTCATCCCAAATACACTGCATAGCCAGAGGACTCCCGCACAGGGCGCAAACAGACACATGCGCGATCCGAGAGGCCTGGTCGCGAGGGATGCCGTTCATCCAGATATTGCCAAACAGGTCGGGGAGAGCGGATAACATGGTGTAATAATCACGGACGGAGTTTTCCATCTGGATCGAGACCGTGGAGCGCATGACGCGACCGCTTAGGCAGACATTCCCATGATCGGGGCAAACGATGAATACCCGCTCATGGTTGGGGATGTATTGAACAGCCAGGTCGAGATGACAGACGGCGCAGACATAATCACGGATAACGGGATCGATCTCGGACTGCCTGAAAGTCAGGTCAGGGCTGATGGAAGTGTGATCGAGTGCCATTAGAAGCTCACTTCCGGGATCAAATGCCAGTTGGCGCACATCCAATCACTCAGGACATTGGATGCAGTCAGGGGTGGGAGGTGGTCAGTTATTGGAAGTGGGGCAGGGGATGGGACTTGAGTCTTTTTCAGCAGGTACAGGTATTTCCTGCGGATCACCTGCTCGTACTTTTCCTGATCCCCTGCGGCACGAAGTTTATATGTACGATCAAACCAAGTATGATATTCCAATGTGCCACCCCCCATCATTATCTTAATTTCACCAAGCATGATTTGAGTTTCGGTTTTTTTACCCATGAGAGCGTCGCGGATTTCCCGCTTACGGGTGGATATGCCACGTCCTGTGTTTTTTGTTTTTGTCATTTCATCCTTCTTTTCCATGAGTTAGGATATAGGTCGTTACTATGGAATGATTTTAGTATGGATTTTCTAATATGTCAAGGGTTGTGCAACTACTCAGACGGCGCATTCCCTTGCCAAACTCTTGACAAATACACCAATCCGCATAAAATAAAGAAGGGAGGGCAGGCTACCCCCCCTAGCCTGCCCTCCCGACTCCCATATCAGGGTGAGTTCCAGAAACACCAACGGCCCCGTTCCATGCGGGGCCGTTGGTATTTTACGAGGGTGCGGATTCTTGTCCGGTGGCGCTCAATCATAAAACTCACTAGGCATTCCGCGTATTGATGGTTCGTTGTCGCCATCTGTGATTTCAGCGTCGCTAGGAATATCGGAATAGTCCAGCAGCTTGCCACAGTCCTTGCAAATTCCCCACTCTAAATATTCGGCTGGCTCTTCGCGTGTGGCACGCGAGATCATGCGGCTATAAACCACCGTGTTGTTGTGATGGCAATTTCTTTCGACTGACTTGGTAAGTTGTTCCATGTTTCTCCTTTTAGGCGTGGCTGATTGTGCCACGATACCCTAATCTTGTTTATCCCCTTTTCCTTCGGGGCACTGTTTCCAGAATGGCCTTCAAATCACTGGTGGAGTCCGAACTCCCAATGGGGCGGGAGTCCAATTTCCGTATCAAGTCATTCAGCACCGTGCGGATCACGGAGCGAACTTCCTTCTCCGTGATGGTGGATAGGGTGTCGCCTTTGGCGGGGAGGAGTCTGCCGGTAAACTCCGATCCCACGGACGACCACGATACGTTAGAGTCATTCAGGACCCGGCGTGCCACGGCATCCAGAAGCAGATAGCGCCGGCGCGATTTCAGGGTGGATGGGTTGGGGGTGGTTGGTTTCGTTTTTTTCATGGGTTATGCTCCTGGGTTGATTATACACGGTTTTACATCCCTTGTCGAGTAGCGGGACAAAGGATGTATTGTTCATCCATGATCGGCATACTTCACAAAATGATCCAGCCGTCTACCCATGTTCTTTATGAATTGAGCGCGGGTCATTTCACTTCCGAATCCTTCAAATCGCGTAGCCAATGTGGTAAACTACGAATAATCCGAAGGAATAAAAAAAGGAAGCGCGATGGCAAAGAAAGATAAGATCAAATGGACTACAAAGCGCGTCAAGTTGAAAGACCTGATTGAGTGGGAAAAGAATCCCGTAAAAATATCGAAGAGCGACGCACGGGAATTATCAAAGAGTATCAATAAATTCGATCACGTCATTCCGTATGTGGCCGCCGCGCCCGCGAATGGCGCGAAGAGGCTGCCCCTGCTTGACGGCCATCAAAGACTGATGGTCGAATTGCAGATCAACAAAGTATCGCCTGGTACACTGGTAGATGTGCGTATCCCGTCCCGCAAGTTGACCGAGAAGGAACGGGAGGAAGTCGTCATACGCCTGAGAAAAAATACGGGTGAATGGGATTTTGATAAGCTGGCTGATAACTTTGAAATACCAGACCTGCTGGATTGGGGATTTTCGGAAAAAGAGTTGCTCGGAGCCGGCCTCGACATGGGCGACGAAAACGCGGATGCAGAGCCGCAGACAGACAGGGTGGCGGAGTTGTTGAAGAAATGGAAAGTTCGCAAAGGTGACTTATTTGCCATAGGTCAGCATAGATTGTTATGCGGGGATTCAACCTGTGAGCAAGATATTCAAAAACTAATGAGGCAAGAGAAGGCAACGTTGTTATTTACTGATCCGCCTTATGGCGTTTCGATTGGTGCAAAGAATAGGATGTTAAATTCCTTCCAGCCTTCTGGAAGGAATTTAACAGACATAGAATCAGACCAAGACAGCGAGAAAGATTTAGGCGCGATGCTTTTGTCTGCATTTACTTTGATAAAGAATTATTTAGCCGATGATTGTTCTGTGTTTGTGTGCAGTCCTCAGGGCGGTTCGTTGGGATTGATGATGATGATGATGATGAATGCCGGCTTAGAGATAAGGCACGTTCTGAATTGGGTAAAAAACTCCCCGACATTCTCGCTCGGAAGATTGGACTATGAATATCAGCACGAACCCATTTTGTTTACGTGGGTAAAAACACACAAGAGATACAAACGCGGATTTACTACATCAACCTGGAATGTAAATAAACCACTTCACTCGCCCGACCATCCAACAATAAAGCCAGTTGAATTACCCATGAATGCTATGCTAAACCATACGGATGAAGGTGATATTGTTGTAGACAACTTTTGCGGCTCAGGCACGACTCTCGTAGCCTGCCAGAATCTAAACCGCAAAGGACGCGGATTAGAGATAAGCGAATCGTATTGCGCCGTCATACTCCAAAGGATGACTGACGCATTCCCCGGAATAAAGATTGAAAGGTTGAAATAAACAGGTGAGAAACTAATGGCAAAAGACAGGAAACCATCGGAGATAGAGCGGGATCGCAGAAATATCTCCCGTTTATATTTGCAGGGAAAAATTCAGGCTGAAATCGCTTTTGAGTTGAAGATCAGCCAGCCGACAGTATCCCGCGAGTTGAAACTGCTTCAGGCGGAATGGAAAGAGGAGCGTGTTTACGACATCAATGAAGCAAAACAGAAGGAACTTGCCAAGTTGGATGTCCTGGAACTGGAATATTGGGAGGCGTGGGAGCGGAGCCAGGGGAATGCCATTACACAGATACAATCCGAGAGTCCCATGGGGATAACGAAAACCGCCAAACAGGAAAAGCAATTCGGGGATGCTCGGTTCCTGGATGGGGTTATGAGTTGCATCAAACAACGCTGCGCTATTTTAGGAGTCGAGGCTCCAAAGAGAGTGGGAGTCACTTATGATAATTTCGACTTCGATGATTGCACTCCTGAGCAAATCTTAAGACTCCGACAAGGGGTTGATCCTTCCATTATCCAAAAAGAAATTGATGAACGCAAGTCAAAGTCTGAGTAAGCTGCAAATACGAGCCGAGGCAGAATTGAGATACAGGGCGGTGAAGGGAGACTCTACTGCTCTATCATACCTGCACGGATACGGTTCTTTCGACAGCGACCCTTTGGGCTTCAATGAAATTCACCTAAAGACACGGTTTACAGACCCCATCAAACAGGTGATTGAAAGCGTTATGGAAAACACTGTCACAATTGCGGTATCGGCTAATGCTATTGGCAAGTCGCATTCAGCCGCGCACATTGCGGTCTGGTTCTATAAAGTGTTTACCGACAGCAAGGTGTTCATCAGCGCCGCCCCTCCCGAAAACAACCTGAAACAAATCCTATGGGGTGAAATAGGAACGATCATCCACGATCATCCGCACGTCTTCGCAGAGGATAAAATCAGCGAGGGCATGAAAATCCAGAGAAGCAGCAAGTCCTTTATTTCTGGTGTCATTATTCCATCCACTGGCACGCCCGAACAAAGAGAGGCAAAATTTAGTGGAAAGCATTCTGCACATTTGCTTTTCATTGTGGATGAAGGGGACGCTGTTCCGCCCGAAGTGTACAAGGGGATAGAGTCTTGTATGTCCGGCGGCATGGCGCGTTTGCTCATTATGTTCAACCCCCGCGCAGATATTGGCTATGTGGCAAATATGGTCAAGAAAAAACAGGGAAAAATAATTTTCCTTTCCGCCTTCGATCATCCCAACGTACTGACAGGCGTGGAAACGATCAAGGGCGCAGTCACCAGGGAAATGACCGTCAGGCGCATCAATCAATGGTCGAGGCCAATGGCGAAAGATGAAAAGCCGAATCTCGAATGTTTCCAGACCCCTCAATTTTTAGTTGGGTCGATTGCAAATAGCCCGCAAAATATCCCTTACCCGCCACTCCCCGCCGGCTGGCGTAGGGTGGAGAATCCTGAGTTGTTTTATAAGGTGATCGGAGTCTACCCCCCGCAGTCCGAGATGCAATTAATCTCCCGCGCCTGGGTGGACATGGCCGTCTCACGCTGGCAGACCTATGTGGCTCTCCACGGAGAGATTCCACCAAAGGCCGTATTCCCGATCATCGGGATTGACGTGGCAGACCAGGGCAGGGATAAGAACGCCTTGACTCAAAGGTGGGGTGGGTGGGTCGCGCCGATCCGCACATGGAACGGCATAGACGTGGAGCAGACAGCGATCAAAGCCGCTGAGATCATAAAATTCCTTGACGTGCCGTTGAATAAAATAAAAGTCAACGTGGACGGTACGGGAGTCGGGGCCGGCGTCGCCCCGCGTATGCAGGGATTGAAGATTCCTTATGCCGAGAAGGTAATGGTGGCGTCCAGCCCCACCTTCATTGCCAGGGACGAGTACGGGAACGAGATGGGAGTCTTTCCACAGCTTCGGGATCAATTATGGTGGTCGTGTATGCTCTGGTTGAAAAACGACCCCGGAGCCATGATCCCGCCCGACGATGATTTGATAGATGAGCTTGTTGCGCCGTCTTACGAGGTGTATAACGGCAAGGTGCGAATCAGCCACAAGGAAAAGATGAAGGAATCACTTGGCAGGAGCCCGGACAAGGCCGAGTCCCTGATTATGACATTCGCGCCCGATCAACCCATAGCCGGCGCGTGGTAGAGAGTGCTATAATAAAAACCAGAAAACACAGCCATGACAAAAATTACCCCAACAAAAGTATTGAATGTCTTTGTGGATGGTGAACGTGTTTCGCCCGCTCTTTATGAAGTTAGCCAGGGGGGGGGCTTGAGTTCACGAAGCCCATGATCGACCTGTTTCCAGTCAAGAACAGGGACGAGAATGGTAAGCCCGTTTTTTGGGTTGTCGTTGAGTATGAGTACCAATAGCAGGAAGTCCCATGCTCCCACGTATTGAATTCAACCACCTTTCCAAGATCATATCCGCCCATCAGGAATACAGGACGGCTCTCAAAGAACATTGCCAGAGTCCCATCACCTGCATGATGGCGCGGGAGTCTGAACTATTTCTTTTGTGCCCGCGCTGTGAGAATGTCAGGAAATGGGCCACGATCCTTATCTCCCATCTGGATCAGGCTTTGAAGTGGAGAGAGTCATGAAATTCTTTTGGATATTCGGGTTTGAGGATGTAAAACACAAGGGTAACGATTACTTTTGGGCTGAAAAAGGAATCCTTAGAACATATAGTCACTTTTTTGGCCCGGTCTGGATCAAGAGTCTGAGGATCAATTACCCCCTCTATGCAATGACAACTTTGCCGGCGGGATACGCAGTCGCTTATGTCATCTCCTTCTCAGCCCATGCCGTCCTTTATCCAATTCCGCTGCACCTGGCAGTCCGTTTATTTTATTGGGTCAGGTAAAAGCTGGAATATTACGAACCCACTAAAATTGACGTGGCTATAATGGCTGTAATCAAAAAACACGCTTATCGCGCATTTGTGGACGGGGATCATCTTTGTATTGTGGGATCGGATTTCAAGAACCTGCAAGAGTCTGAGTGCATTTTCATTCCCCTATCCAGTATAGAGGGAATGACCCTCACAGAGGAAGGCCAATCATGAAAAAAACACAAATATCCGCCGCAGAACGTATCAATCCCGGCCCCAAGAAACTGACGGGCAGGGATGTTACAAAAAAAGACCTGACCCAAATGGTGGGCAATATGTTCTATGGGGCAGGGATTGATTTCGATGACAAGGTGATACAGAAGCAGAAGAAAAACGACCTCTTACAGATCGTCAATAACATGGCGTCACTTGTGAGCCGCTCCGCCCTGCAATCCGCATTGGGACAGTCCTTCAATGGACGGCGCGACCTGTACGATGTCCTGGGGTGGAAAAAGGAACTTGTCTTTACTGATTTTTACAATCTCTATGACCGCAACGGCATCGCCGCAAGAGTCGTGGACTTCAAGGCCGGCGAGTCGTGGCGCAAGTTCCCCGTCCTGCACGATGGCAAGGACAAGGCGGACTATAAGGATAGTACGCCGTTCCTGAAAGACTGGCTGAACCTTGTTGATAAATTCAAACTTGCAAGCCTCTTCAATGAGTTGGATGTCGCATTGGGTATTTCCCGCTTCGCCGTGATCGTGGTGGGAGTCAAGGGCACGACAAGGTACTCCGAACCTCTCACAGAAGGAAATAACGTTATAGAATTCCTGAGAGTGCTGGACGAAGGCCAGGTCACTTTGACCGAACCTGTGACTGATATTATGTCGCCCCGTTATGGACTCCCCAATATGTATCAATGCCAGTTCGAGGAGAACGGGCAGTCCATCCCGGTACACCATACCAGGGTGATCCACTTCAAACAGGGGAGAAGCAGGTCCAACGTCTACGGCATCCCCGGCCTGAAAAAATCATTCAACTGGCTGAACGATCTGGAGAAGGTGGCCGGATCCTCATCGGAGGCCTACTGGCAGCATATCCGCCGTGTCCTAATCCTTACCGCAAGGGAGGGATTCCAGTTGCCGGCTGAGGGATCACCCGAACGCACGAAATTGGATGAACAGGTCGAGAATTACGAGCACCAGATGAGACTCCTGATCCAACTCAGGAACATGGACGTGACCCAGATAACAACGCAGATGGTGGACGGCAGAAACCAGACCGACCTGCTGATCGGCTTGGTGGCCGGCACCGAGGGAATCCCCCAAAGGATTCTATTGGGGTCTGAGCGCGGCGAACTGGCATCCAGCCAGGATCAAAAGAACGTGGGTAATGTCATCAATGCCAGGCAGACTCAAACCTGCGAACCGTGGTTGCAGTCCTTTGTGGAGTACGCATACATGAACGGGTTTATCCCCGCGCCCTCCACCGGCAAGTTCTCCGTGGAATGGCTGCCTCTCTACGAAATGACCCCCATCGAAAAGATGGACGTGGCAAAGGCCGAGGCCGAAGTGATAGACAAGATCACGGACGGCAACTTCGAAACCTTTATGACCCTGAAAGACTTTGCAGACCGCCATTTCGATAATTACTCGCCCCCCAACACGCCTGCGGAAGATGAGCCAAATAACGGTGGGGGAGGGGAGTCGGAGAACGAAGCCGATGAGGACGAGAATATTCCCATTGGAATAGCGACGGGGCAAGGGTTGGCCGAAGAAGACGTAACAGGACGGACGATCTAATCATGGCGAGTCGCAGCATCCTTCAAAACTTTCCCACTTCGTCGGCCAGTGAGACCCGTCATTACCTGACCACGCACACGATCACAGACGATGAACTGATGCGCGAGTTATGGAATATGTCGGGCTTGCCCGGCTTATTGGATGCCCGCCGCATGGGAACCTCCCCGCGCCCGCTGCGCCGGGGTGAGCGGGATTTCATCTACAATCCCGCAAGTGGTAAGTACAGGAGAGTCCTTTCCAACCGAACGGTCTCGGAGGCGGAGATTCGCCGAGCCGTGTTCAAGGTATCCACGGAAGCCAAGAACCGCATCCGAACCCAAACCAAGCAGATGATGGCCGGCGCGATCCTGTTCGTCATCTGGTACGCCAGAGTCCGCTCGATCCTGAAAGCCCTGTTCCGCGCTGTGTGGACCGTCACATTGGGCGGCTTGCTTTTCGAGAACGAGGCAACCCGCAACGCCTTTTATCTATGGAGTATCCTGTATTTCGACAAGCTGGATATGTTCAAGATAGCCATTGAGACAGGCACAATGCCATTCAACGGGCATATCGTGTCCGCCGCCGGCAGGATGGCAAGGGCGGCTAATGGAATGTTTCAGAATGCCAAACTCGCGGCGGGCAGGAGAGTCGGCCACAATGAGGGCATACGCATATTGGGCGAGAATGAAGACCATTGCCATGACTCCGATGACCGCCCCGGTTGTATTGAACTGGCGGAATTGGGCTGGATACCAATAGATCAAATAGTACCCATTACACAGGCAACATGCCGCGAAAATTGCCTTTGTCAAATACGGACAAGAAAGAGACCCAATGCCTGACGCCAAGCCGCAGCCAGCACCACACAGAAACAAGGTCGAAGTAAAAACCGATGGGGGGCAGTTCCTTTTCCTATATCATGCTGACCTGCATGTGCTTGAAATTCACAAGCGCGGCCTGGTCTATCGGATTCCCCTGTTTGACCTGATCGAATTTGGCAGGACTTCCGAGCGCAGGGTATTCAGGGTCATTCCCAACCCCAACCACACCATTGAGAATGGGGATGAAGTTATCAGACAAACTTTTGAATAAGTGAGGATCAAATGAATACCCCAATCGCATTTATCGCCTGTCCGAACCACAAACTAATAAACGAGGGATGGGGCAAACTTCAATTCATGGATGACGGGTCAATCTATTGTACTCTCTGTAAAAAGACATATTCCATAGAGGAAATAAAGCAATTGATTACCCGTGACTACCATGAGTCCATCATGCACCTGCAGAGAAACTATCAGCAAAACCTGTTTGACCTGCAAAAAATGACGGAGTGGACAAGCAGGGTGAATCCATGAGAACCGTCCATCATTGCGCCGGTGGAGATGTGGTAGGCGCAACCCTTGTATTTGCCAATGATGGTGAAAGGCGGGATTATTTTTCAGAAAAGAAAATTGAATTAACCAGGCAATACAGCAGGGACACCGGCAACCTCAACTGGAACTATCGAGAAGAGTTGATAAAGCTGGATATACAAAGAGACAATTCTTTCCTGGAGTCTGATGGGCTGCTAAAGGTCGGTATTGTCGCGGTCTCCTGCTCCAATTGTGGATGGGCCGGCACAGTGGACGATACCCTGCCGGATATAGACGGGGAGGGGTCTTTGGGCTGCCCAAAATGCGAAAACATTATCGTAGTGAAATAGCGAGAGGAGTCCTGTCATGCTGACATGCAAATATGATTCCACCAACCATACATTCAAGATCATGGATACCGGGATCAAGCGCGGGATTGACCTGCTGATGATCGGGGACGGCATGGCTCAATTCCTGAAAGATGTTGTAAAAAGAGCCAACCAGGCGGCGGCTGTCGAGAGGCAGACCGATGACGTTGTAATCATCGACGGCCACCACTACCGGGCCATGAACGACAACGAGGCTGCTGATTTTATTTGGGCGATCAAGAGCGTAGCGGAGGCAGGGAATGAAAACAAACAAGACTCTAATCAAGGAACTCAGGCAGGAACTCAGATACCACCAGACGATGATAAGGATTGATATTCGGGCGGTGCGGGCCGGCATGAGGAAATGCAGGGAGATTGGCACACAGATGCGCCTACTGCAAAAGATAACCACCGTCAAGAAACAGAGGGTGTAATGATAGTATTCATTATCGGCATTGTGTACATGAAGGTAGCTGGTATCAGAGCCATGTCAGGGGATATTGTCATGCTTTCACTTATTGAACTAACACTGGAATTCATGTTACTGCTTTCATTGGGGATCAGGCCATAGCTATGACAGCAGGGGATCAAAATACTTGATTTTCCGCCTTATATACGTTATAATAGGCATTATAGCGTATATAAAATAGGAGAAAAAATATGGAAAATTCATATAGCCAACTAAAAACAATTTGTACTTGTGGACACACTATCTATGAGCATCTTGAATATGTTGCCAATCATGCTGAGGGTTGCGCGGTGAGGGCTTGTGACTGCGCAGGCTTTGAAAGCGCCACCACCCCCCCCACCTGATTATTTCGAGTCGCAAATTCGGAAGCTCGCCAGGTATTTGCGTGAAGAATGGGAAGCTGAAATTGATCTCGATGAGACCGCCGCAAGTTTGGCGATCCGTTTGTTGAAGCAATATAAAAAGGATAAGGAAGGATGAGCACAAGAGCATCAATAGATAATGTGCCAAAAAGATAAGGAGTCGTAATGGGCAAACAATCAGCAATTGAATGGACGATGGCTACCTGGAACCCCTGGAGAGGATGCAAGAAGGTATCTCCCGGTTGTAAGAACTGCTATATGTTCCGGGATATGTCCCTGAGGTACGGAAAAGACCCGAAAGCGATCGTAAGGGCCGCGCCCGCGACCTTTACCTCTCCCCTGAAATGGATCGAGCCGCAATTGATATTCACCTGCTCATGGTCTGATTGGTTTATCGAACAGGCTGACGAATGGCGGGATGAAGCGTGGGAGATCATTCGCACCACGCCTCAGCATACCTACCAAATATTGACCAAAAGAGCCGACAATATCAGGGATCGCCTGCCCCATGGTTGGGGCGATGGTTAATA